ACTTCTTAGGTTTAGCAGCGATCAACAGACCACGCTCATCAGTCCAAGCAGCGATTGCGATAACTGCGTTTTCCAACGAAGTTTCATTCAAGTCAGCTTGAGTAGTTGGCGTATTGCCGTTTGTGCCACCGTTTACCAATGGGTGAGATGCGCTAAATAGAGCAACGCCATCGCCACCTGGATAGGCAGCAGAGAAGCCGTTGTTCAATGTAGCAGCAGCTTTAACCTGCTTGGTATAAGCCATAGCACGAGCTAGACCTTTGGTGTAGCGAGCAGATAAAGAATCGTAGAGGTTATCTTCGATTGCTTCTTCAGTCAAGCTAAAGCCAAGGGCGATAGTTTCGTGGTTGTAGCGAGCTGTCCATGCTTCTTGAGCATTGTCATAAGCGATGGCAGAGCCTTCGTTTTTGACTGGTGCTGCAGAGAAACCTGACAGTTTTGTTTCTTCTTCAAAAGAACGCTCAGAAGTCTCAATTTCATAGAGTTCTTTGTGTTCTTCACCGTAGCGAGCGTACTCCAAACCGAACAATGCGTTCAATCCAGGGAGCAACTCTTTCAGTAGTTGTGCGCGTGAAATAGCCATTTAAATGCTCCTTAATTAACCGAGGGTTGAGCCAGTAGCATTGTAATACTCATGAATACCGAAGTTGAACTTCACAATAGCTTCAGGATATTGAGTAAATACGAATGTTGTACCAGACGCAATGCTTGTTACGTTTGATGGTGTAGCACCACCAGCGTTAACAGTTGTTGGTTGGGCGTTGATAGTTACAGAAGTTGCACCAGCAGCAGCTGCGGATGAAACAAATGAACCTGTACCAACGTACTGACCATTAGATGCTAAATAACCTACTTCAGTACCTACTGGCAATGCAACAGATAAACCACCTGTGCAAGCAATAGTTGTAGAGGTTACAGCACTAGTGGATACTACAGAGCTAGAAATAGCAGTATCAGGAACTACGCTTACCAAACGGAATGGCAAGGTTGTAGCTACTAACAAAGCGGTAGTAGAAACTACACCGTTTGAAGAGTTACCTGTGTTTGTGGAACCAGCTAAGTTAGATGCAATTAAGTTTGTACCAACTTGGAAGTTGTTTACAGAACCAATTGTTGTGCCGCCTTGGGCAGTAACTACTGCTACTTTAAACAAAGTATCAGGATCGTCACAGATGATAGCTTGGCAATCGCCAGCTAATGTACCTGCTGGCCAATACTGAGAAAATTGCTTTTGCTTAGTAACTGGGCTTGTGAAGGTACAACCAAGGAAAACACCAACTTGACCATAGTTAGGCGCGCCAGCGGCAGCAGAACCACCGTCAGTTAGCGCTAAACGAGTAATATAGCCTTTAGTTGTTGAAACTACATCGCCATAAAAAATATTGATGTTGTAACCGTACTGGATAGGTAGGTAACGTGTTGAGCCTGAAAAGACTTGACCACCAATAAGATTAATAGGCTTTAGGCCGTATGGGGCCGATACTGTAGGATAAGCCATTTAAATCTCCTAAAAAATTAAGAACCTTTACCAAAGCTAGTCGTAGACTTTCTCTCGTTAAAGAGGGGCATCCTTGGGTCACTTTGGCGCATAAGACTATTGTCTACAGCTTCCGCCTGTTGATTTGTAATATTTTCGTAGTGTTCTTTACGCTGTTGTACAAATTCAGTAGGAATCTTGCAAAGCAATAATCCGCCAATTTCGATGTTGTCTTTAAACTTTCCATCGGCATTAGCTAACAATTTAAATTTAGGTTGTTCTTCTAATGTGACTGGCTCCCAGCCTTCTCTCAGCTTTGATGAGATATTGCGCGCGTCAGCACTATTTAACATAGACACCCTAATCCAACGATAAGTGAATCCGTCCTTTTTATCGGGTTCAGGTAACAGCTCAGGTGGACGCCATTGTTTAGGACGTTCAGATTGCTGTCTATCACTTACTTCACGGGGAACTCTATTTGTATTAGCCATTTTGGGACTCCAATTTAGTTAATTCCATAGCATATTGCTCTGGAGAAAGGTTGAATTTCTTTGCCAAAGCTAACTGCGTCTGCGTTAGTTTGACCTTTTTTGAAGATGTTGAACGCGTTGCAGATGCTACTACCGTGCTGGGTTTTTTTTCAGATTTCTCAGAGGTCTTAACCTCTGGAACTTCCTCAAATTTCTCAGGGAAGCGTTTCCGCACCTCGGTATCAATGACGTTCCAGTAATGATCGGAGCCTAGTGGGACTCCCTCTTTCTCTAGCCGTCTATGAATCCCTGATGCAAGGAATGTCATATCATCGTCATCACCATACCACTTGTTTTTGTCAAGCCACGCCTGGGTTTTTGAGTCCATTCGCTGGGGTTGGTGCTGCGGTGTAGATATTTTTACATTATCTTGCTCAGATTGTAAAGCATTTTCTTCATATTGTGGTTGATAACGCTCTAATTCCTTAGATTTAAATTTAACTTCCGTTAAACGCTCCTGTGCATCGGTCATTCTGTCTGAATCTCCAGACTCATAAGCTTCTTTTAGCTCTCGTTTTGCCATTTCTAGCTCACGAGTGATGCCTTCCTTGGCAGTATTGACGTAAACCTTCTCCCCATCGGACAAACGCCCTTTGAGTCTCTTGTTTTCTTCAATAACCAGGTTAGCAACACGAATAGCTTCTTTATGCTCACGCATAGCTTCATCTTTTAGCCTACGCTCGTCATGCATTAGCTTTTTCATTTGAAGCAAACGCTCTTTAGCCTCTTGTGAATAGGCTTCTAAATCATCATCTTCGACTTGTTGTGCAATTTCCTTGGGCAAAGGGGCGGCATTGACAACGTCTTCCTCTGGAATATCGCTTTCAATCTCAATTTCTATCTTTTGCTCAGGTTCATTCTCAATTTCGTCTGGAAATTTGTATTCTTCGTCTTTGAATTGGGCCATTTTTTTCTCCTTAAACACGAGTAATTCCGCGAGGATCTTCAACTACAGCCTCGACAGAATCGTCATTAATGATGCGGAACTCCCTACCGTGGATTTTCAGTCTAGTACCCGTGTTAGGACGGGCTAAAATGAAATCACCGACCTTGCACCAAGGTCCATTAGGGAAACGTGTTGAGTCTTTGTAGCAATCTGGTCCCATTTTTACAACAAAAAATACGGTAGAAAGCACTTCCTCGAACTGTAAAGTGGCATCCGCTTTGAGGATTCCGCTTTCATATTCTTTTTCCGCCTCTGGAATGGCTACCAAAATACGGTATCCAGAGGGTTCTGGGAGGGCTTTTGCCTTTTCTTCGTTGGATGCTGCAAAGTTTACTGCTCCTACTATCTGTGGCTGATCGGGATTTGAGCCGATCAGGATAGTTGTTTCACTCATCCGAGTTCTCCAAGTTTTTTTTCAGGTCTGTCATGTATAAACGTGCAGTAAGAAGACCTGTAATCTCCCCACACATTCTTTGGTATTCAGCGTAGTCTTTGGCTACGCCAGTACCCAGGGACTCTTCTAAAGCCCCTACTTTTTCACCTATCTGTTTGAGAAGGTGATCTAGTATTTTGTCGTTCATTCTGATTTTTTACCTTTTTGGTTTTGTTGCTGTCTTTGGTTGTTCATTTGTGCTTTTGCTTGGCCTACTTGAGCGCCAATTCTCATGCCTTCCATGCGTTCTTTTGACTGTAAGTCGGCTTTGTCTTTAGCTGATTTAGCGCCAACTTGCATACCCGCAATTTCTTTTTGCGCTGCAATACGTTGCTTTTCAATCTCTAGCTGGTCAGCCTTGGCAGCCGCATCCATAGCCATCTTCTTCTCTTTGATAGAGATTTCTTGGGCTTTGAGTTGAAGCTCTTTCATCTGCATTTGGATAACTGGATCTTGTGAAGCCTGTTGTGCTTGCTGGGCTGCAATAGCAGTCTTATTCTGATTAAGAAGTTGCTGGGCCACAGGAACTGCCATACGGGAAATTTCCATTTCCATTTCCCTAGACATATGATTTTCATCATTATCATCGTTATAAGGAATCTGAATGCCCATCGCTTCTTCCATTTGGCGTTTGTATTCCATGCCAACGTGTTCTGTAATGTGAGCTTGCATAGCCTGTAACATCATTGGAGCTTGTGGGTTTTGGCCAATAACCATTTTAATTTTAGGGTCATTCATAGCCGCCATGTGAATCTTGATATGGGCTTCATGGTCTTGATATGAAAATGCTCTGAGTGGCTTATTCTTAAGCACATTCATATTCTCAGTAATTGGATCACAAGGCTTTTCATCTTCTGGCAATGGAACTAACTTCTGGGCGTTCTTAATTCCTATTACGGAAAGCATCTGACGGTGCAAGAAAGGCAGGTTATACAGCTGCGGAGCAGTCTGTGATAACTGTAAAACCGCTTGATACTGAACCACTTTTTGGCTCATAGTCGCGGCATTAGGATCACTTACAGGAATAATGTTAACTGCATCGTAATCCGATTTCTTAGCTTTTCGGCTGCCTTCTTGAGGTTGATAGCTGTATTCATCAGGGGCGTTAGAAGCAATAATCTCTTTAAGGAGTCTAAACTCCTGCTTCATGGAGTAATGAATACGGGCTTGGATAGCGCTCATTACTTTTAAGGTACGCTCTAAGATTGCCAGAGTAGTGCCAACTGGGGAGTTGGCTGACATATCGGCTACCTTTAAATCTCCAGCAGAAGCAAATCTTCTGCCGTCCTCGATGATTTGGTTAAGCAAAGTAATCAGAGTCTGGCTTGGCTCCTTATAAGGAAGCGGCATGATGTTGTCTTTCATTGCCCCACTTGGTACATCTACGTCACGGAATTCTCCTGGTGCTATTGGCGTGTCATCGCCTTTGACTCGCAACCCACGGGTCTTAAAGCCGCCTGGCAGATTTGCAAGTGACCCCGCATCAACCAACTGGCGGAGTATGGAAGTACCAGATTTAGCAAAAGCGCCGAGCAAATGGACAATACCAAAACAGTAAAAACCGAAACCAGGAATATAGCCATAGTGGACGAAATGTTGTCTCTTTTCATGTTTCTTGTCTCCTTCTCTCCAATTGCGTCTAATGG